GAAGAAACCGCTCCTGCTTTCAAAACTCCGAATACTAAAGCTGGTGTTATTAACGCTGCAGTCGAGATGCTTAAAAAGGCAAAAAAACATGAAGCGCAAGCTATGTTTGCAAAGATGAATAAGATGGATGAGTCAGAAGATGATGGTTCTGTAGATAAAGCAATTAAGAAAGTCGGTAAAGCGGCTGAACCAAAAGCTGGATCTAGTAATGCATCTGCGAAAGCAGAAGCAGTAGAATTTGATTATTCTGAAGATTTAGATGCATTAGTATCTGATGAAGCTACTTTATCTGAAGGATTCAGAGCAAAAGCTGAAGCAATCTTCGAAGCAACACTTAAGTCAAAACTAAGTGCAGAAATCGATAGATTAGAAGGCGAATACGCGCAAAACCTTGAAGAAGAGGTTGGTGAGCTTAAGACAACTATGGTTGAAAAAGTAGATAACTACTTGAACTATGTTGTTGAGAGTTGGATGAAAGAAAATGAAGTTGCAGTTCAAACAGGTCTTAGGACTGAAATTGCAGAATCATTTATGGATTCGTTACAAACTGTCTTTAAGGAACACTATATTGAAGTACCAGAAGGTAAAGCAGATATGATCGACGATTTCGCTGATCAAGTTGCCGAACTAGAAGAATCACTCAATAAAACCACAGAAGAAAACATCAAGTTACACGAAACTGCTCAATCATTTGAGAAAGCCGCGATAATAAGAGAAGCTTCTTCAGGGCTTGCTGACACTGACGCAGAAAAACTAGCATCATTGGTCGAAGACATTGATTTTGAAGACAAAGATACTTTCGAAATGAAAGTAAAAACTGTTAAAGAATCATACTTCAAAGATGATTCAGTAGAAAGCGTAAGTGAAGTTGACGCTGTTATTGGTAATGACACGGTTCCGGCCGACATAACTGATACAATGAGCAGATACACTCAAGCTATATCGAACTTTAATAAATAATTTATCTAATTAGGGGAAACAAAAAATGTTTAACGCAGATAATAACTTAGTCGAGAAATGGGCTCCAGTACTGGAACATTCAGACGCTCCGGCGATTGATAGCAAGTACAAACAGGCCGTTACAGCTCGACTCTTGGAAAACCAAGAAATTGCTTTACAAGAAGAAAGAAACCAATCTCAAGGATTCGTAACAGAAGCAGCAGCTAACGCTACTGGCTCTAACGTTGCTAACTTTGATCCGGTTTTGATCTCTCTAGTAAGGCGCGCAATGCCTAACCTTATCGCTTATGATATCGCAGGTGTTCAACCAATGACAGGACCAACTGGTCTTATCTTTGCAATGAAGTCTAAGTACAGCACTCAAGGTGGTACTGAAGCTTTATTCGATGAAGCAGATACTGATTTTTCAGGAGCTGGAACTCATCAAGTAGAACCTACTGGATTAGGTGGAGCAACTGATGCTGACTCTGACGGAACTATCGCAGACACAGCAGCAGCTGACATCACTAACACATTCGGTACAGGTTTACCAACAGCAACTGCTGAAGCTAGAGGAACCTCTGGTGGAGTAGGTGCAGCTTTCGGTGAAATGGCTTTCTCAATCGAGAAATCTACTGTAACTGCTAAGTCAAGAGCTCTTAAAGCTGAATACACTATGGAACTTGCTCAAGATCTTAAAGCAATCCACGGTCTTGACGCTGAAGGCGAATTAGCTAACATTCTTTCTGCTGAGATCCTTGCGGAAATCAACAGAGAAATGGTAAGAACTATTCTTACTAAAGCTAAAATCGGTGCTCTTCAAACATCAACTGCAGTATCTGGTATCTTCGATGTCAATACTGATTCAGATGGTCGTTGGATGGCAGAAAGATTTAAAGGTCTTGTAATGCAACTCGAAAGAGAAGCTAACGTGATCTCTAAAGAAACAAGAAGAGGAAAAGGTAATTTCGTATTATGTTCTTCTGATGTTGCTTCTGCACTAGCTGCTACTGGAGTACTGGATTATTCTCCAGCTCTAGTAAATAACCTAAATGTTGATGATACTGGTAATACTTTTGCCGGTGTTCTTAATGGTCGTATGAAAGTTTATATCGATCCTTATGCAACTATAGACTTTGCTTGTGTCGGTTATAGAGGATCTAATCCTTATGACGCAGGTATGTTCTATTGCCCTTACGTTCCTTTAACTATGGTTAAAGCGATTGGTGAGAGCGACTTCCAACCAAGAATCGGTTTCAAAACTAGATATGGTATGGTTACTAACCCATTTGTTGGATCCGACGGAACAGGTACTGATAGAGCTAACCCTTATTTCAGAATCTTCAGAGTCGACGACATTATGGTGTAAACCTAAAAGTCTTAAC